CTCCTCCACTGGTAGGTGAGCGTGCCGCCGATGCTTGCCCACGCGCCGGATGCCGCCGGTTTTCCGTCGTCGCCGGCGAGCCGTGACGACGTGGCTCCCTGGATGACCAGCGGGCCGCTGCTGGCGGTGAGATACAGGCGCGCGTGCGTTGCTGGGTCGAGCCTGCGGCTGTCGAACACGATGGTCTCCGGCCGCAATCGCCGGTCAACCGTGACGAGCAGACGGGAGAACGCCGCGCGTTCATCGTCGCCAGGCGTCCATACGGTGCCGCCTGCGCGGGTCCACACTCCGCCGCTTTCGTCCGCTGAAACCACGTCGGCTTCAACGGTGACGCTTGACTGGGTGGTTTTCAGGTTGGCCGGCAGCGTGCCGAGGTCGGATAGCTCGGTGTCGTGCTGGTCGAACTCAAGCACGCCGTCGCTTGCCTTCGCGGTCTTGCCCTGGATGACGAACTGCGTGACGGGTTCCGGGATGGTCAGCGTCTGTTCGTCGTCGATGATGATTTCGGCAGCGTCCAAACCGTCCAGCGTCTCTCCGGTCCAGTCGGTCACGGTGAACCGTCCCACGGTATCGACGCCGAGCGTCACGGGAGCGCCGAACGGCATGTAATCCAGACGGCTCACCGCACGATCCGGGTATTCGTACCAGATGGGCCACATGCTCTCATGCGCGAACGTGCGATGCAGCAAATCCAGTTGGGACGGATAATCGTCGGTCTTATAGGCCGCCATGGAATCGGTGGAGGTCAAACCGGATACGGAGACCCGGGGAGCGTCGGCGTCGGCGGCGCGCCGGTTGAGCTCTTCCACACGGCCGCTCATGCCGGCGACCCAATGCAGTCCCGCATACCTGGCGTCGGATGACGTTGGCCCCTGCTTCTGCAATCTCTTCCACAGGATCATGCGACCGCTGGCGCTCAATTCCATCAGCCATCCGTCGCCATGCGGTCGCGCGTCGCCGCCGTTCTGCACCAGTCCGTCGAACAGGGTGATTGCCGTGCTGGACATGCTGGAAGGCAGGCCGGGCGTGTAAGCCTGGTGCATCGCTTCCACTCGCATATGCTGCGCCGACCATGGGCTCATATCGTCTCGGAGCATGCCCCACGTGGGCTGTTCGCTGATCTGCACGAGCACGCGGGCCCCGGCCAATGTGAGCGCGCGGCCGGTGAGCCACCCGGTACGATCCCGCAAGGTGAACGACATCACCGACGGTTCGGGCTGTTCGGCGAGGTCATCGGTGCCCCACTGGATGCTGAAGCCGGCCAACGCGGCCACGTCCTCGGCATGGTCGTTGACGGACTTCCAGCCGTCGCCCCAGTCCAGGAACATGAAACACTGCTGCGCCATCAGTTGCCTCGCTTCCGGTCGTAGTCGCGGAGAATCTTCCTGATTTCGCGTGCCACGCCCTCGCGGTCCACGGGCGCGTTGAACGTGACGTTGAAAACGGTGGCCGTACTGGCCGCCTGACTGCCGGCGGTGGTACCGCCGTTGAACACGACGTTGGATAGGCGGCCGTTGATGCTGCCGATGGTGCGGCGCACGTCGGTGTCGAAGCCGGTGCGCAGGCCTCGTGCGAAGCCCTTCATGATGAGCCGGCCGTTGTTGACGAGCATGATGGCGTCGTAGGCGGGCGGCCCCTTGTGTTCCTTGATCCAGTCGCCGATGCCGCCTATCCAGCCGGTCACGTTGTTCCACATGCTTTTCAGGCCGTCGAGGAAGCCGCTGATGATGCTGGAGCCTGCGTCGTACAGCAGTCTGCCCACGTTGCCGATGGCGGACAGGATGCGGCCGGGCAGTCCGCTGAACCAGCTGGCCACGTTGTTCCACGTGTTCTGCGCGAACTGGGCGGCGCTGGAGAAGAACGCGCCTATCTTGCCGGGCAATGATTGGAAGAATCCGATGATGTTGCTCGCGCACGAGCCGACGAAGCTGGTGAATTTGCTCCAGATATTCCGGCCGGCCTCGGTCTGGGTGAAGAAATAGATTAAACCGGCCACCAATGCGGCGATGAGAGTGATGATGAGCACGATGGGATTGGCGTTCATCGCCACGTTGAGTGCCCACTGGGCCACGGATGCGGCGGTGCTGGCCACACTGAAGCCCTGCAATGCGGTGACCACGGCGCTGATGACGCTGGCCGCCTTGAACACGGCGAAGCCGGTGCCGATGCCGACCAGGGCGGCGCTGATGGGTTCGGCGTTCGCGCTCACCCAGTCGCTGAACGCGGTGAGTTTGTCGGCCACGTCGCCCACGATGCCGGCGGCGCCGTTGAAGGCGTCGCCCAACGCGGTGCCCGCTCCGGCCGCGCCGCCCATCGAGTCGAGCAGGGGCGTGAACTGGCCGATGAGGTCGCCGGCGGCTCCGGCGAGGCTTTTGCATGACTCCCAGACGGCGGCGAAGATATCGCTGGCGGCCTGTGCGGGGCCGGTGTTCTGGAACGCGGTGAGGAAATCGGAGACCTTCTGTTTCGCGGTGTCGAACGTGCTGGCGGCGGTATCCCGGATGGTGAGCAGGAAGTCCACGACGGGGCTGTCCTCCTCTACGTTGAACGCGTCGCGCAGTTCCGCGCTGAAGTCGCCGTCGCGCACGAGTTTGATGACGCCTTGCAGGCCGGTGGTCGCCTTGCCGCTGAACGCGCTGATTTTGTCGGCGGCGACGCTCATGGCGGAGGTGACCGTCGGTTTGAACAGGTTGAACGCATCGGTCAGGCCGCCGACCACGGCGGCCTCGAGGTTGCCCATGGCTCCCTCCATGGTGGAGGTGCTGGTCGCGGCCTCTTTGGCGACATCGCTCATGCCGAGGTCCATGATCGCGGCGGAGAACTCGTCCGCCGTGATCTCGCCCTTCTCCATGGCGTCCCTGAAATTGCCGGTGTACGCGCCGGCCTTGAGCATGGATTCCTGGAGCCGGCCGGCCGCGCCGGGGATGGCGTCGGTCAGCTGGTTCCAGTTCTCCGTCGTGAGCTTGCCGGCTCCGGCGGTCTGGGTCATGACCATGGCCACGCTTTTGAACGTGTCGGCGTTGCCGCTTGCCACGGCGTTCAGGTTGCCTGCCGCCTCGGTCAGGCCCACGTAGTCCTTGACGCCGTTGGCGGCGAGCTGGGCGGTGGTGTTCTGCACGGTCGTGAGGTCGTAGACCGTGCGGTCCGCGTAATCTCGGGTGGCCTTGGTGGCCTGGTCTATGGCGGTGGTGTCCAGTCCGGCGAAGCCCATGGTCTGCTTGAACTTGTCGGTGCTGTCGCTCATGTCCACGACGGCGGCGCTGAAGCCCTTGAGCTTGTCCCACAGGGCGGTCACGCCCTTGACGGCCATGCCGCCCATGAAGCTGCCGAAGGCGGCGGCTTTGCCGGTGACCTTGCTGAACGCCTTCACGGCGTCGTCGCTGTTGCCGGTGATTCTCACCGACATGATCGCGCTACGCGCCATGTTCCGCCTCCTCCATGCGTTCCATCTCCTGTTCGAGCAGTCCTATCGCGGTGCCCCAGTCCAGTTCGCTGGCCTCGTTGCGCCATGCCCACGGCGTGCCGCCGAAGTGGTGGGCGAGGATGACGCTGAGCTTGCCGAGCGAGTCGTCGGGCCACTCGCCTATTCGGTAGGGTTTTCCGGGGTCTCCACGTCGATGTCGTCCACGTCGTCGAGCCACTGGTCGTATGGTTTGGACGTGTTGCCGGCGAACCTCATCGCGAGGTACGCCATGTAGTAGGACTGGCGGATTCGGCTGCCGTCGCCGGCGGCCCACCCCTCCTTCTGCGCGTGTTCCTCGCATGAGGTGATGACGCGCGGGGTGAGCGGGGCCTCGCTGGTGTGGCCGTCGGTGTAGGTGACTTTCGCGATGTTGCGCATGGGTTATGCTCCCTTGATCTGTTCCAATGTCTTGTCGACGTACTGCTTGTAGAGGCGCGTCCACTGTGGTTCGGTGGAGGCGACACCACTGTTGACGAACTGGCGTCCGACGATGCGGCGTCGGGGCCAGCCGTAGTTGATGACTCCTGCGTAGGGCACCGATTTGCGGCCGGCGCGGATGATGCCGGCCTTCTGGGTCGCGCCGATTCGCACGCTGCCGGCCAGTCGGCCGGTCCTGCCGCGCGGGGCGAGTGCCTTGACCGCCGGCAGTGCGACGCCCGCCGCCTGCCGGTTGACCTCCTTGAGCTGTTTGAGGTCGGCGCCGGCCTTGCGCATCGTGGCCACGAACCGTTTCTGGCCGACCACGTACAACGCCTTGTCGGCCATCACGCGCTGGCCGTGGCCGTGTAGGCGCTGGCCTTCACGTTGGTGGCCGAGAACTCGAAGTCCTTCTTGTTGCGGGTCTTCACGTCGCCGCCGAACGCGATGGGCGCGATGGTCACGGTCATGTCCAGTTGGAGGGAGCCCTTGTTGTTCGGTATGAACTTGGCGGTCTTCCGCTCTCCGGCGTGGTTCAGACACCACACCTGCGCGCCCTCCATGCTGTAGTCCTCGCCGATGCTGCCCGACAGCTTCCAGGTGGAGGTGAGCTCCCCGCCTTCCTCGTGCCCATCAAGGTAGGTGTCGGGGTCCTCGCTGGAATTGTCGGGGGTGAGCTCCACGCTCGTGCAGTCCACGTCGAGCCTGCGCTGGTCGTCGGCGGCACCGATGACCAGGCTTCCCGGTCCCAGGGTGCGAATCTTGTCTGCCATGGTTGTTTCCTTTCGTGTTAGATGGCGTTCAAAGTGACTTCGTATGCGGCGAGCGTGCCCGCGTCGGCGAGGTTGAAGCCTGAGGCGGTGGCGCTGCGCAGGGGCAGGTTCTCCTGGTGCATGAGTTCGAGCACCTGCATGATGAGGGGGATGGCCTTCTGCTGGGTGGTGGGGGTGCCGGCCGTGACCATGAGCTTGATGGTGATTTCCGGCGGGTAGGGGTGCCATCCCTCCCATGTGAAATCAGGTGGTTCTATCCAGATGCTGGCCTTGCCCGGTGAGGGTTTGACCAGCGTGGGATCGTCGGTCACCTGTGTGACGATGCCGCCGAGCCCCGTGAGCTTTTCGGTCAGTTCGGCGACCGTGTTGTCGTAGTCGCTCATGACACCCCCATGCCGGCGGGTATGCCGGCGGCGCGCAGTTTCGGCCATGCGCTGCGCATCGGGTCGGTGCTGATTCTGAACGGTTCCACGCCGTCCACGGTCAGGCCGACGATGCCGTTGCGCGCGTCCTTCGCCTGCCATAGATCGAGGGAGATGCCAAGCACCACGTCATCGAGCAGTGGTTGTGCCAGTGTGTAGCCGGCGATGTGTGGGGCGAGGTATGCGCGCGCGGTCTTCAGCATGTCCGATAGCGTGGGCCTGTCGTCATCGTCCATGGTCCCGGCGAGATAGGCCAGTCTGCTGGTGAGCGGGTCCTGTTCGGTGTCGCTCATGGTCAGGCGGCGGCGAACTTGACGGGCAGGATGCCCTGCTTGAACGTGGTGCCGAACGCGGCGTAGCCGTAGACGCTGAACTGGCGGGTCAGGTTGATGATGTTGTCGGCCTGGAGCTGGAACGGGGAGCCGTTGGACTCCCACATGGTCACGGCGCTCTTGTCCATGAACACCACGGTGCCGTTCGGCGCGCCATCGAGCATACGCACGTCCTGGCGGAGCAGTCGGCCGCTGATTGATGCCGGGTCGAGCGAGCCGAGCGTGTCCGAGCCTTGGCCGGAGACGTCCAGGAAACGGTTGCCCTCGTCGGTCAGGTGCGCGATGGCCTTGAACACGTCCGGGCTCACGCCGATGTAGTCCAGGGTTGCGTTCACGTCGTCGAACTTGGCCGATGCGTCGATGATGAGATCGATCCAGTCGTTGGGCTTCAGAGCATCGGCGGTCTTTCCCACGGCCAGTTTGTCCGTGTCGCCAATGGCTTCGATGGAACCGTAGAGCGCGGTTCGGGCCGCGTTCTCGGTGGCGCGGGCGTAGGCCGCGGTCAGGCAACGCATCTCGAAGCTCACGTCCCCCACGGGCATGCGTTCGATGCGCTGGCGGCTCAGGTCGCCGTAGCCGCCGTATGTGTCGATGACGGCGGATTCGTCGCCGAACGTGACCTTGCCGAAGGGCAGCGAGTCGCCTTCCTTCGCCTGCTTGGCGACGGTGTGCGTGTCGGATTTGAGCACGAGATAGCTCATGCTCATTCCCTCCGCCGGCAGGGGCTGATGGGTGAGCAGCGTGGCGATCTTGCGTTTCTGCTCCAGAATGCGGATGCGGTCGGCGATCCAGGTGGGTTGCGGGTCGGCGTCCGCCACTACGGAACCGGTGTAGTCACGGGACAACAGCGCATTGTAGGCTTCCCGAGCCGCTTCGGCCTTGCCGGTGTCGTCGGACACCAGCGCCTTGAGCAGTTCGCCCTGGCTGTGGTATTCGCCCAGCGGCGACGTGCCGCGCTGCTGATTGAGACGGCTGGTCAGCGTGGTCTCGATGCCGCGCAGAATCTCGGCCTGTTCGTCCTGGCGGTTGGTGAGCTTGGCCAGGGCTTCGGTCCATTTCTCGGCCTGTTCGGTCATTGGGGTTTCCTCCTGATTGTTGTTGCGATGGTTGGTGAGTTTCGCGTTTTCATAGGCCGGCCAGCTCACGAGGCTGGTCTCCAAGAGCCGGACCTTCCTGCGATGGGTCACGCCGTCCTTGTCCTTCCGGTCCTCGATGGGAACGAAGCCCACACTGAGCGAATCAAGGGCCCCCTCGTCCAGCAGGGCCACGGCGTCGCGCCCCTGCTGGGTGTCCGCGATGCGCGCGGTGATGTGCAGGCCGTCCTCGCGGTTCTCGCCGGATGTGATGGAGCCGATAAGGGTGTCGTGCTGGTAGTAGAGCTTCGCGGAGTCGAGCCCCTCGAAGACGGTGTCGGGGTCGAAGGTCTCGCGTTCGCCCCACACGTCGATGACGTCGCCGAACGGCACGGCCACGCCCTCGATGGTGCGCCCGTCACCGTCGTCCTCGGAGCGGGCGAGCATTCGCCCCTTGAATCCGATTTCATGCTTCATCGGTGTTTGTTCCTTCCTGTGAGCCTCCGAGCGGGGGCATGTTCTCCCTTGAGCGGGCTTCGTCCACGGTCATCACGCCGGCCTCGATAGCGATCTTGTAGGTCTCCATGCGGGTTTTCGTGTCCGAACGGCGGAACGAGTCCCAGCCGAAATCGATGGTCTGGCCGCGTGGTATCACCATGCTCAGCGCGTCCTTCATCGGCTGCACGTAGGCGTTGAGGGTGAAGTCAGCGAACTGGCTCCATTCCTGTTCCACGTTGCTGTAGGTCAGGCTCGAACCGGATTCGGCGAGCATGAGCTTGGGCGGGATGCCGAACAGTCGGGAAAGCAGGGTGGTGTCGAATTTCTGGGTTTCCAGATACTGCATGTCGGACGGGCTGAGCAGCAACGGCGTGTAGGTCATGCCCCCGCCGATGACCTTGACGCCCTT